AGATCTTGCATCACGTACAGGGAAGGCTGTCGAGCAGGGATGTTTACGCCCTTGGCAGCAGTTACTATGGCAAGAGCACTGCTTGCGCCTTGAGGCATGAAAGTCGTTAAGGTCTACGGCGCACTTCGCAAGAAATTAGGCCAATGCCGGTTTGAGTTTGAGGCGGCAACACCAGCTCAAGCTATCAAAGCATTATGTATAAATTTTCCTGGTCTTGACAAGTGGCTTATTGATAGCGAAAAGGATGGCGTTGGCTATCGGGTAACGATTGGAAAAGAGCGTGTTACCGAGGACTTAAGCCCTCTAGTAATGCCTTGGAGCGAAAGAGAAGTTTTCAGTATCACGCCTGTAATTACTGGTGCAGGTCGTGGTTTTGGTCAGATTCTTGCGGGCATTGCTTTAATTGCTGTAGCGGTTGCAAACCCGTTTGTCGGCTTTTCTGTGGCGCAAGGTGGCTTTGCTCTTGCAGCAGGTGCAACAGCAACTGTTGGCACAAGCCTAGCCATTGCTGCTGGAACGATTGGCATTGGCTTGACGTTTATGGGCATTGCTCAAGCGATCTCACCGCAGCCTGACGTGCCAGATTTTGACGAATCGGCTCAGCTTGAATCTTTTAGCTTTTCAAACGTCGTTAATACATCAAGGCAGGGCTTGCCGGTGCCGATAGCGTATGGGCGTGTGTTCGTTGGAGCGGCAATTATTTCCAGCGGTACTGACGTTGATGAGGTGAGGACATGACGCAAACCAAATACATCGCTGGTGCTGGTGGCGGCAAAGGCGGTGGTGGCTCACATACACCCACAGAGGCTGACGATACCCTTCAGTCAGTTCAGTTCGCCAGTGTTCTTGATCTAATCAGCGAAGGAGAAATCCAAGGACTCGAAGACGGCTACAAAAGCATTTTTCTAGAAGACACACCAGTACAAAACGCTGACGGCTCAGATAATTTCAGCGATTTTACGATTGTTACACGCACCGGAACGCAGACACAGACTCATATTTCGGGTGATTTTGGTTCTACCCAGTCTGCGCAAGCGGTAAACGCAGAGGTTAGTAACGGCAGCCCTGTTACTCGGTCGATTACAGACACAGATGTAGATCGAGTGCGTGTCACTTTGACGATTCCGTCATTGCAGATTGTTGAAGACGATGGAGACATTATTGGTCATGAAGTCAGCATCAAGATTCAAGTTCAGTACAACGGCGGTGGCTTTAACGACGTAATTTCGGACACGATCAGCGGTAAAAGCAGCGCAAGGTATCAACGTGACTACATGGTTACGCTTGACGGTGCTTTTCCTGTTGACATTCGGATGGTGCGTGTAAGTGATGATGAAGCCAGCGCACGCCGCACAAGCTCAACATTTTTTCAGGCCTACACCGAGATCATTGATGAGAAGTTCCGTTATCCCAACGCTGCTTTAGTCGGTCTGCGGTTTGATTCCCGGCAGTTTGGCGCCATTCCGTCTCGGAAGTATCTGATCCGAGGCATTAAGATCGGTGTGCCGACTAATGCAAAAATAGATACAAGTGCAACAACAAGGCTTGTTGTATCAACTGGCGCTACTGAAAACATTTCAAATGGAATACCCGGAAGAATTACATATAGCGGGGTTTGGAATGGTCAGCTCAGCACTGATCCAGGAGCACCAGGCGGCCCAGTTTGGACGAATGATCCAGCTTGGTGCCTTTATGACTTGTTGACCAGCACTCGATATGGAGCTGGTATTCCAGAAGATACGCTCGACCGCTACGACTTTTTTGCAATTAGCCAATACTGCAACGCGCTTGTTAATGACGGCAAAGGTGGTCAAGAGACACGTTTCAGTCTCAACATGCTCATCAACACTCGTGATGAGGTCTACAACGTAATTCAGCAGCTGACTGCCATTTTTCGTGGCATTGCCTATTACGGCTCTGGATCGTTGGTGCTGTTACAGGACAAACCAACTGATGCTCAGTATCTGCTTGGCCCATCCAACGTTGTCAACGGAACATTTTCTTATTCAGGTTCTTCGCAGAAAGCTCGTCACACAGTTGCTGTGGTGGCTTGGCAGTCATACGACACCCGTGGTGATCTTGAGTACGAATATGTAGAGGATCATGCTGCTGTTGCCAAGCACGGCATTATCAAAAAAGACATCAAGGCCATTGGTTGTTACAGCCAAGGTCAGGCTCACCGTTTGGGCAAGTGGACTCTGTTGTCAGAGCAAAATCTGACTGAGACTTGTGAGTTTGCGGTTGCGATTGAAAGCGGCATCATCCTTCGTCCAGGGATGGTGGTTGATATTGCCGACCCAATGCGTGGTGGAACGCGCAGAAGCGGACGAGTCAGCTCAGCGACGACGACCGTTATCACGATTGATAGCGACACCGATTTGTCGGTGAATCTTGCAGCAAGCCCGACGCTTTCAGTCTTGCTGCCTACAGGTTTAGTTGAAACTAGACCTATTTCTAGTATCTCTGGAGCGCAAATTACCATTGATGCTACTACAAGTGATGGCGCTTTTAGCGAGGCACCAAATGCAGCAGCTGTTTATCTAATTCAAACTTCAGATATTGAGTCTCAAAAGTTCCGTGTGTTGTCTGTAGCCGAATCCGGTGACGGCGTGTATGGCGTTAGCGCAATTCAATACAACGAGTCAATTTACAAGGCTATTGAAGAGAATGTTTCGCTGACAACGCGGGACATCACCAATCTTTCTAGCACGCCTGCCGCTCCAGAAGGTCTTACAGGCACTGAATTCTTGTATCAAGAAGGTCAAACGGTTCACACCGGCTTTGACTTTAGCTGGAGTCACGATCGGATTAATACAAACGACTTTTTGGTCAAATACAGGCTGGACAACGACAACTTCACAACGCTGGTTACCAGCAACCCTTCAATCACGCTGCGGGCATTGCGTGCTGGAACGTTGAGCGTGCAGGTGTTGGCCCGTAACTATCTGGGTAAGCAAAGCACCATTTCAACAGCAACGTTCACGCTTGTCGGCAAAACGGCAGTGCCTGCTGATGTGCAGAACTTGTCGATTGAACCGATTAGCGCCAACAGTGCTCGCCTGCGCTGGGATCAGACCACTGATCTTGACGTGAAGGTCAATGGCCTTGTTCACATCAAGCACAGCAACCTGACCGATGGAACTGCGACTTGGCCTAATTCTGTTGACCTGATTCCTGCTGTTGCGGGCAACTCAACTGAAGCCATTGTCCCGTTAGTAGCTGGTGAGATATTTGCCAAGTTTGAAGATGATCTGGGCAACAAGAGCACGAACGCAACCAGCGTGATCATGCAGTTCCCAGACACTCTGGGACGTTTGATTGTCCAGACTCGTCGGGAAGATCAAGACAGCCCGCCATTCCAAGGTACAAAAACGGACTGCTTCTACGACGAGGGATTAGATGCGCTAATTATTGATGGCAGTGAACAGCTAGACGCTCAGGCTGATTTTGATCTGATCAGTTCGTTTGACACGCTCGGCAACATCTTGAGTTCTGCCGAATATCAGTTTGTCAATGCGCTCGACCTTGGCGCACGATTTTCGCTGGATATTCAGCGTCGGTTTGTCACACGAACGTTTTTCCCAAATGACCTGATTGACTCCCGCACTGCATTAGTGGACACCTGGAACGATTTTGATGGTACGGAAGCTGATGCTGTCAACTCCAAGCTGTATTTCAGGAGCACCAACGATGATCCATCAGGCTCTCCAACTTACGGAGCTTGGCAGGAGTTTGTCTCTGGAACGTTTGAGGCTAGGGCGTTCCAGTTCAAAGCAGAGCTGACCAGTGCTGACATCGCGCAGAACATTTTGATCGACGAGCTGGGCTATGAAGCCACGTTCCAACGGCGTCAAGAAAACAGCAATGGCACCATCGCTTCAGGCACCAGCACCAAGAGCGTAACGTTTGACAAGGCGTTCTTCGTGGGCACAGCATCGCTTGGTGGATCAAACGCTTATTTGCCGAGCGTTGCGGTAACGGTTCAGAACCTTGGCGACGGTGAGCGGCTAAATGTCAGCAATGTCAGTGCCACTGGCTTTGACGTGGACATCTTGAACGGCAGCGACGCCAACGTTGACAGAAACTTCACCTATGCAGCTGTGGGCTATGGCAAGGCGGTTTAACATATAGGCAATGTTGTCCAAAACGGGCTGAGGCATGGCTACCCACGATTATGTGATTGCTAATGGAACGGGTGCTGCGGTCCGTTCTGATTTGAACAATGCCCTAGCGGCAATCGTCAGCAATAACAGTGGCAGCTCTGAGCCAGCAACAACTTACGCATATCAATGGTGGGCCGACACTAACGCCAACGTCCTGAAGATCAGGAACAGCGCCAACAATGCATGGATCACGCTGCGCGAGCTTGACGGCACGATGCTGATTGAGGACGGCAGTGCTTCATCGCCTGGTCTTGCATTCGCTGACGACTTAAACACTGGCATCTTCAGCCCTGCTGCTGATCAGATTGGCTTTGCGACTGGCGGCGCAGAGCGTCTACAAATTAACAGCTCTGAGGCTGTATTCAACGACCCCAGCAATGATGTTGACTTCCGCGTGGAGTCAAACGGCAACACTCATATGCTGTTTGTTGATGGAGGCACTAATCGCGTTGGCATTGGGGCCACAACTCCTGGCACAGATCTAGATGTCAATAATGGATCCGCTAACTGCACTATTAGAGCAAGAACAGCCACTGGATTTTCTTCATTTTTGAATTTATTGCCAAACGGCAGTGGCACAGGAGTCCAATTAGCGTCTAACGCCGACTCAAGCTCACAACTGTTTAACCAGTTAAATAGTTACTTAGCATTCGGCACAAATAATACCGAGCAGATGCGAATCGACAGCTCGGGGAGGTTGTTGATTAACCATACAGCCGACACATCACCTGTTGGCTATTTGTCAAAATTGCAGCTTTGCGATACAAGCTTTCAAGGGTCGTCTTTGTCGATCAGACGTGACGGCGATAGCTCTGCTGGCCCAGTTTTATTATTTACTAAAAGCCGTGGAACTACAAAAGGCGCTAATTCGGCTGTTCAAGACGGTGACAATGTAGGGACGCTTCGTTGGTTTGCAGCTGACGGCACTGATAGCAATAGCGAACTAGCGCAAATTCGGGCACAAGTCGATGGAACCCCTGGGTCGAATGATACGCCAGGAAGGCTTATTTTCAGCACCACAGCGGACGGTGCAAGCGACGTAACCGAGCGGATGCGTATTAACAGTTCTGGCGTTGTTCAAATCCAGCAAACTGGTGTTAACACATTAAGAGTCCAAAACTCAACCTCTTCTGGAGCTAATATGCTTTTCCAGAATAGTACTACTGGACTTGGTGCTGGCAACGGATTTTTCCTTGGTATTGGGGATAACGAAGTTGCTTATGTGTGGAATTACCACAATGAAGCGTTAATTTTCGCCACTAACAATACCGAGCGGGCAAGAATCGATACAAGTGGTGCGTTCATGGTCGGCCAAACCAACGGCAGTGCCGGTACGCCAGGAGTTGTTTGCAATGCAAATGGCACGCTAACTGTTTGCACTAGCAATGCCACTACTTCAATCTTCAATCACAACAGTGGCAGTGGCGATAGAAACTTAATTTTGTTCAGAACTGATGGCACAAATAGAGGCTCAATTACTTCTAACGGATCGACTACTTCTTACAACACATCTTCTGATTATCGCCTAAAAGAAAACGTTGTTGATCTTGCTGACGGGATTACTCGCGTCAAACAACTACAGCCAAGGCGTTTCAACTTTATCGCTGATACCGGCACAACAGTTGATGGTTTTATTGCGCACGAAGCGCAGACTGTTGTTCCAGAAGCGGTTAGTGGAACGCACAACGAAGTCGATGATGACGGCAACGCTGTAATGCAAGTCATTGACCAATCGAAACTCGTGCCATTGCTGACTGCTGCGTTGCAAGAGGCAATCGCAAAGATTGAAACCCTTGAAACCAAAGTTGCAGCCCTTGAGGCTGGCTAAGTAAACTTCTTCTGACTTCACTTCATCATGGCTAACACCTACGTCTGGAAGATCGCTGATCTTAATCGTGACCTCAGTGACGGATTTGCCCATACGGCTCACTACACGGTGACCGCAATCAGCGATCAGGTTGACTCTGAGGGCAACGCCTACAACTCAGGCGCTTACGGCAGCATCGGCTTAGATCGTCCTAACACTTTGGTCGATTTTGAAGATCTGACTGAGGCTGACATTGTGGCAGCTGTGCAGGCCAAGCTCGGTGGCGCTGAAAAGGTGACCGAGATTCAAGATGCACTGGCTGCACGCATCGTTGAGCAGATCACGCCGACTCAGGCGTCTGGCAAACCTTCTAGCTGGTGATCTGATGCAACGCCCTGATCCAATGATCGCCGCCAAACCTGGAGCGGAAGACGTACAGGCTATGGCGGCTAGAACGCTCTGGCTTGAAGAGCTGTATTTCCTTGATGGCCGTGACCAGATCAGCCACCCTCAATATGGTCTGTTTACAGGTTTGGCTCTGAAGTATCAGAACTTGAATTCAACTGACGGCATCTAATGGCCAAGTCACTTAGCGGACAAAATTTTGTCCCTAGCAAGCCAAAAAAGACACGTCAAGGTAATGGATCACATTCAAAACC